GAGTACTTGTTCGACCATATTGACTGATGGTAGTAGTATTTCTTCTACATGATTCTGGTTTAATTCAATCCCTGCGTAAGTTAATTTACGTGCAATTTGATCCTCAAAACTTTCGTCCCTTTGGTAATAGTTCTCTAGCGCATCATGCAATAGGTTCCCCTCGTCTGCATAAATGCTAGATTTGCCTTTGGGTATTTCTTTACTAGCGTTAATCCAACCAGGACAAGCCAAGGTACGTGTAGCGGTAGACCCGCCAACAGGGAGGTGTTTATTGGGCATTAAGATACTCCATAAAAGTTTTCATATTGACGCTTTTACCATCCACCCTGACCATTACCAGGTCATCAATGGAGTTGTCAGCGATTAAATAGGTGATGGTGACTGGTTCAGTCTGCCCCTGACGCCATACACGCCCGATAGCCTGTTCTGTACTGTCTGCTGACCAGATAGGCTGGTAGAACAACAGGTCAGCGCAGACGTGTTGCAGTCCATCCACCCCATGGCTAAGGGTGTTTTTTTGGGCGATTAATATCTGGCGTTGACCGGACTTGAAAGTCCGCAACACCTGTTCTTTTTTACTACCCCCGTAGAGCGACACGCTATTGAGTAACACCCGTTCAAGCTGTACCCGTTGGTGGTCGTACTCATAAATAATCAAACCGGGCTTACCGTTAAGGTCGTCAACCCACAACTTAGCCGTTTCAGCGCGTTCGTTGTCGTACTCGACCACTCGGCTGTCCTCATCAATCGAAAACCCGCTAACGATCTGCCTTAACTTGGACGTTAACACGGCCAGGTTTGGGCTGATGATGGTGGCGTTTTCAAAGTCCAGCATCAAGTCTGCCTTCATTTGCTCATACAGCTTACGGGTGTCACGGGGTACGTCGAACACCAGTTCTACCTCATCCATTGGGGGGAGTTGATCTTTTTTTACATAGTCCAGGTGGTAAGTATAGGGGTGTATGAGGCTCATAAGCTGAGTCTGTGCGTCAGGGCGCAGTTCCCAACGGTACCCCTTGTAATCTTTCGGTGTGAAATACTTATTTAAGTAGGCGTCCTTGTTACGCCCGAAAGTTTTACCCTTATCCAGTATACGAAAAATGCCATAGAGCTTTTCATAGTTCTCGGATACCGGCGTTGCGGTAAGGCCGATGCGCGTTGTCAGGGTGTCAGCGATTTTATTTTTAAGCTGTTGGGTGTGCTTGCCTGTGCCTTTGCTGATCTCGTCAATCACAATCGCAGTGCATTGGTGGTTCTGTTTCAATAGCCAGTTAAGGTTATTGAGTGACACCACCAGAATGTCAGCTTTTTCCTCTAAAGCATTTAGGCGTTGTTCGGGTGTTCCTGTGAGGGTAACAACGTGTAGATCAAGTGACCACTTTATGACTTCTTTAGACCACACGCCCATCACCATAGGCGGACAGGCTATGGTCGTTTTCTGTTGCTTTTCTAGCAAGGTGTGCAGCATGATGGTGGTCTTGCCAGCACCCGTTGGTGCAATGACCAGGGCAGTATCGGTATTGGCTAACCGGCTGACAAGGTTATGCTGTTTAGCTGTGAGCTTTAACGATTTGTCTGAATTCTTTAACTGATCTGATGACATAACTGTTGGCATTATTTTCCTGTAGCTTTTGCAGTGTGTATTCCTGTAGCTTACTCAATTTTCCCGTCGCTGTTTTTAACTCAATGAACAACACCTGCCCATTGGGTAGGACGGCTGTGATATCGGGCCATCCTCTTGCACTGGTGCTGTCTACTTTTCTAGCCAGTATAGATTCTTTCTTACAAATTGCAAGAATATTTTTCTGTAGATTTTTCTCAAGCAATGGTCTAGTCTCTTTAGCGCAATTTTAACCAATCATAAAGGAAGTGTAACCATGAGTGAACCAGCTATCGAAAACTGGGGCAAAGGCCCGGAGAAGGAGAAGGTCAGTTTTTATATTCAGACCTCCACCATCAACCTGCTACGTAATGATGTAACGCCCGGCAAACCCTTATCCCAATTGGCAGATTATTTTTTAGCGTTGGGCCATGCTGCCTACCTTAACGGCTATGACCTGACCCCTGAACGTAAACTGGTGAAAAAATGAGTGCCATTAGCGATATGAGAACAACAATTAGAGTGACGAATGAAGAATTTTTAGTCGGGATTTTTGCTGATGAGTGGAAGCAGGTACACGTTACCGCGTTTGCTGATGACCCTTCAGACATACCGGCCAACCGCCGGGGTGCGTGTTGGGCCGGAGGTAGTGCTAAAAATCGACTAGACAGCATGACGGAGGGGGATAACCAATACTTTTGTATTTCCCTGTTTAATTCCCCCAAGGGCCAATCGCTTCGCCGGAAGTCGTTGTTCGATGCCTGTTTCGTGGTTGTCGCTGATGATGTGGTTGAAAAACTTCCCCTTGAGCGTGTCAGGCTGTTACCTGAACCCTCCTACAAATTATTTACCAGCGCCAATTCAGAACAATGGGGTTGGATACTGAATGAAGCTTGTGAAGATCGTGCCATGGTCGATAACCTGCTTGATGGGCTTGTCGGGCAGGGGTTGGCCCCGGATGGTACAGACCCCGGCATGAAGGGGGTTACTCGTTACGTGCGACTGCCTGGTGGCAGCAACACCAAAAACAAACGCCTCGATGGTGCGGGTAATCCTTTTAAATGTTACCTGTCTGAGTACAACCCCGACAGGTTGTACTCGATTGAATCATTAGCTGAGGTGTTCGGTATCGACCTGTACCGTAAACGCAACGAAGGTGAAGTCATGCGCGGCCTGGCGTTGGATGATGCGTTAGTCAAACAGCACCCCCTGATCACCAGCAACAAACTGAACATTACCGGCGTGGGTGCTGATGGGTGGATACGTATTGATTGTGTTAACGCCGATGCCCATAGCGATGGTGACGCCTCCGGCGCGGCAGTACAAATCCAGCCTGACGGGTCTGTGCGCTACCAGTGCCACCATGGTCACTGTAATGGTGATGGAACGGTGGACAAGATGACCGGCCCGAAGGTGGTGTCACTGTTGGGGCTGTCTGATGAGGTTCGTGACTACCAGGCAGAGATCGCCCGGCGCGGTACACGGGAATTAATCGCTAAAGGGCTGGCAGAAGGTGCGCCACAGGTACCCCAGGTGGAGGAAGACAAAGAGGGGATACCTGATAACGCACCTTTTGATCCGATGGACTGGATTTATATGCCAACTACAGCACGATTTTACCGCATTTCCAGTGGGGAGGAAATCAGTTCTAAGGGGTTGGATGACCTTTACAGCAGTGAATTTAACCGGCTGAAGTGTTCCCAGGTTTTTGTCCGTGAAATGAACCACTACGCACAGACCGCAGGAGGTTATTGTTGGGTTCCTTACCGTTACGGGTTGGGTGTGGATCGTATCGAGCGCCACGAGGGGGTGCAGATGATCAACACCTGGCGCGGGTACGCCCTGACGCCCAAGGAGGGTGACATTACCTTATGGAAGGATTTATTAGCCCACCTGGTCAGTGATCGCACCGTCAGGCTTGAGGTGTTGCGCTGGTTCGCTTACCTGCTTCAGCACCCTGCTGACAAGTGCCAGTGGCAATTGCTCATGCGTGGCAGCAAAGGCATTGGTAAAGACCTGCTGGTAAGACCTATTATGCAAATACTGGGGTCTGCCGGGAACGACATTTCCGCTGAACAGCTTGAAGGCGGTTGGGGTGATTACTTTGCCAAACGCAAGCTGGTGTCATTGCAGGAAGTTTACCGACCCCAGGACAAGAAGTTTACCAACATGCTAAAGAACTTCGCCGCGTCTACCGGGAGTGGCATAAAAAGCTGGAACCTGAAAGGTGGTGCGATTGTTTCCCAGCCTGATGTATTAAGTATGGTGGCTTTTTCCAACCACCGCCATTGTATGGCGTTAGAAGAGGGTGAACGTCGTTGGTTGGTGCTGGATATGTTTGTCGAGCCGCTAGAGGATGCCTTTTACGCACAATATGCTCAATGGTTGAGTGGGGGTGGGGCCAGTGCGTTGTTCTATTACCTGTTAAGCGTTGACCTTACGGGATTTAATCCATCGCGTGTTCCGGTGTTGACGGAAGCTTATCACGACCTGGTTGAAGGAGGTAAGGCTGACTACGAACACACACTGGAAGATATGATTACCAACGGGGTTGGCGTGTTTTCCGTTGCGCATTTTGATATGACCACGCTGGTTCGCCAGCTACGTGATGCCGGACATAGCAGGGTAGGCCAGAAAAAAATCGGTGAAGTGCTTGAGCGATACGGCTATTGGAAAACACGTGGACGTAAAAAGATAGATGGAAAGTTAAGGTCTACCCCTAATTTTTGGGTAGAAAAAACCAAAAGCGGTGACAAAGAAGCGGAAATTTACGACTTTTTTACCCGTACTTTGTGAGTTTTGGGGTGACAAAGTGACAAGCGGTGACAGATTCTTATTTGCATTTTTTGTCACCAGCAAATCCAGTGCTGGTGCGGGTTTATTGGGTATGGTGACAAGGTGACAGTATTTATATAGATATATTAGTAATAGTAAAAAAGAATAAAAAAAAAA